CTGATACGCAAGCCAGTGCTTATGCCACTCACGCGGGTGAAAGGATCGTACATGCCTGATCAGCTTCAAGGAGTCGACCCATAATTTCTTTACCTGATGAGCTTCGGCGATGTCGACGGACAGGTCAAGACCTGAGCCAACGCCACCAGACCGAATCTTATCATAAAGATCTCCTAATGCCGAGTTTCTCAGCATAGAAAGGGGATCAGGTAAAGAAGGAGTACGGGACCACGTAAGAATCTGACCAACCGAGTTCAGAGTGTCAGAGGGCGTATCTCGAAAGAACGTACCGACATAATCCGAACTGATATGCCTTCGGAATTCGTGAGTATAAATAGTCTTGCGATCGCCATGAAGCTGATCAGCGAATACAGTAAGACCGGCAGAACCAGTTTGCGGCCGCGATAACGTGACCGAAGACTGATGAGTCGACTTATTATATACCGTTTGACTAGTCTCAGTGAAGAAAGCTTGACTATTCGTCCTCATGATAATCCTTTAACATAATCAACGCGGGCCGACTTCACAATCGGCACTTGATAACGCGTTGCAGGCCTGGTTAGGGTCTGGGAAAGTAGCCCCTCTGCAACCTCAGCAGAAAGGAAACTCACACTGGAACTGAAAGATCGTCACAGAACTAGGGAATCCAAATTCGTCGCCATCTGAGTCAACATCGACGCGAACGTCGACATGCCAACCCAGATGACTGGCGGTTAGGAAAACTTCATAGTACTGGAACGATTTAAGGTGACATGAGGCGTCATAAGTGGCCACGAGCTCGCGCTCGTGGACAAGTTTGACAACCTTACACACACACTCTTTCAGCTCTCTACGAATGCCACGACTAGCTGCATCCTCACCCGGTATATACCGGTTGATTTCTGCAAACAAAGCCATAGCGTTCCAGTATGCATTACTGCTTGGAGGGACGTGAATACTCTTCCTCTTTGTATAGCCAACAGATTCCCAAGCAACCGGTTCAAGGTTGCCTGGGTTATGAAGGGATACATAGAGAGAGATAGCCACGACCTCGCCAAAAGTAGCATCCTTGGGGCGGTAGGCATTGAGTTGCGAGAAATCACGAGTAACAGCCATGATGGCCTCCGTACGTGTGGAATCCG